TTAAATAAACAATATAAGCATGTAGTTGTTGAAGCATATCAAGAGCTTGTACATGCAAAAGTAATTACAGAATATGCAAATTAAAAACCAGGTGCAGCAGCAATGCTGCATCAAACAACTATGAAAGGTAAAACTAATGATTAATAAAACTTATCAATTAAGAAACAAATATAATAATGTTATTGTGTTTGGATTTCCATATCCAAGAGCAGCTTTTGAGCATTTAAAAAAAGCTTATGAAATTACATTTTCAGATAAAACATTTATTGAGTATCTAGATGAATGGCAGCTTGTAGAAATTAATAACTTTGGCAAGTATACAAACACATACACACAGAACTTATAGGAGCAAAACTAATGAAATACGAAACAATATTATTAATTGCTTTGGCTCAATTATTTTTAATGCTGCCAATAGCTTTTTATTTTCTCTCTCTAAATATGCCAGGCGTATTTTTTACATTACTAATGATTTCTGGAATGTTTGGAATAATTACAATTTACTATCCATTAATAGCAATTCACAAAGACAAGGAGTAACTAACAATGATTAACAATAAACAAATTAAAGTAATAAATTCTATGTATGACAGTTTACAATTTATGAATAATATAACCTGGAATAAATATAGAGATGATATTTATAAATACGAATTGAAACAAGAAAAGCAGCATAGGAACGGCTGGTGCAATGGCAGATATTACGGCAAGTTTACAGCCAATATTGCAGCTAAATATTTTACTGTCAAACATATGATTGATGCTATTACAGCCTATAATAAATCAATATATGAAAATGATAATAGCTTACTTCATACAGTAAAAGATTATCAACGTATAAAAACAAGTATAATTATGGCTGAAAGTTTCGTTTTAAATTATCCTGACAAGATAGAAACATATCATAAACAAGATATAGATAATGCTTTGTTTCTGGAATTTGTAAAACTTGATTATTCAGAACTGGCTAAAACTGAACAAGCTGCATAAGTAAACCTCGAAAGCCTGGAGCAATACCAGGCTTTTAAGATTTACTTGAGTAAATCACAACAACAACAAAAGGAGTACAAACAATGATAACATTTAGATATTATAATGACTCTGGAATGATCGAACATTTTAAGAGTTTAAAGACAACTAAAAACAAAGCTGCAACAAAGTTTTTTTTAAAGTATCAGGACAAATGGCATAGCTTCGCTAAAGACTATGAAACAGTCAATATAATTTGCTGCCTGGTAAATTTAAGAATACTTAATCTTAATGAACATGAACAAGTAAAAGTAAATGTATCTAATGCAGTAAGATATTTAGAAAAAGAAATTTAAAACAGGAGCAACAACAATGCCATTTTTAAACGGAACTAATGAACAAAATAAATTCTTATTTGATTTTTCTATACTATGTGGAAAGCATTTTATTGATGAACACATAGCATTAGAAAATGAAAACATAAGAAAGCAACTAGCAATAAAAGAAGATCTTTCAATCAAACTTAAAAAGATTGAAACTATTTTATTACAGGAGTTTTAACAATGAATAAAAAACTTTTAAAGCTGCATATAGAAAATGCAACACCAAAAAAATATTGCTTTTATGAGATATTAAAACTAAATGCAGAAACTATTTTATTTTTAATGTTCTGCATATTCTTATATATAGTTTTCTTTATTATCTTTTGATACAGCAACGAAACAAGTTACAGGCTGGTTTATATCCTAAAAACTATTTTACTAGCCTGTAGCCCTCTTAAATCGCTATTAAACAACTAAAGGAGTAAAGACTAATGACAATACAAACATTTACAGAAAGTATTTCTGGTACATCACAATTAAAAAATAGTTTTGATGCTTATAAACTTGCTTTGAAACTTTGCATTATTGCACCTGATGAAATTAGATATAACCAGGCTTTGAAAATTGCTGAGAAATTAGAGCAGCAAGTAAGTAAAACTGGCATTGAACAGGCTAGAAGAGAAATAGAAAAGGAACTTCAGCGATGATAAGAGAAAGCATAACCAAAGAACAGTATAAGCAAATACGAACACGGCTAAAATACACACAAGCTGAATTTGCAGAAGAACTGGGAATTGATAAACAAACAGTTTCCAGACATGAAACAGGAGAGAGAGGTATAAGTAAAACTATAGCTATCTTGATTGGTTACATATTCGAGAAACAAAAATAGGAGAGAAAGATGCAACAAATTAATGAAGATACAATAACATTAGAAACGCATAGTATTACATACTAAGCATTGCATACTAAGCATAGTATAATATGCAATACATAATATACTATTAGAGCAATACTATAATATAGTTTATTAATTATTATAGTAATAGATACTAAGTATAGTATATGCAATGCTTAGCATACTAAGCATAGTATATAAACTATTATAGTACTAGCATAGTATAGTAATATGCCGTAGCATAATAGATTGGAGGGTAACATGGAAAGTAAAAATCACCAAGAAAAAATTATTATTTGTTTTAGATGTAAAATAAAAATGAATAAAACAGAACTGAAAGACGTTTACAAATGCCCAGCTTGTGCTTTGATAGAAGAGAAAGAGCAAGAAAAATGAGAGGGAAAATCCCTCTCATTCACAACAACTAATGAAGTAAAAACTTCTATTACATACTACACGAACACGCAAAAATATCAATCATAAATACTATCTTTGTGAACGTATGTTGGTTGCCTGATAACTCTGCCATACTCTACTTCTTTGGCTGCTCTTGGATCATCTTCGAACCTATCTTCGCTATCATCATATTTCTTTTTTCTTTTCTGCATGTCTTTGAAAAGCTGACGTAATTCATTGTACTCATTTCTTATCTTGCTTTTCTTTCCCATCTTCGCTTCCTAGACTGCCATAACCACAAATGTCTATCCAGCTATCTGTATGCTTTTCATTCTGCACAAGTCTGGCTATCTTCAAGGCTATCATACAAAGATAAACCATTCTAACAGAAATTTGCACACCAATAATAGCTGACCATAACTTAGCTATCCTTGCATGATTATCATAGGCATTGCCATAGTCTTTTGCTCTATCTCCAGTAACAAGAGCCTTGGCTTTGTCTAGTGCCTGATCTCTTCTCATATCTTTTCTCTAACAATATAAAACCAAGTATCAATATCAACTTCACAAACTAGGTCTTGATTTGTAGAGAAACCATGCTCGAATACATCTAGCCTGATAACACACTTGATTGGATGGTTATTGTATTTGTAAATCAAAACAGGCTGCTTGTCTCCACAGTTACTTACTGCTTGCTCCCACCAGCTTTGTTTGTAGGTAGTGCCTTTTTGATATGCCTTACATTCTATTGACCAGCCAGGTATCTCTATATCTGCACCACCAACTTGATACTGGTCTAAGTTTCTCCTAGCATCATAACCAAGAGCATGCTTTATGAGTGAGCAAATCTTTCTCTCAAAAGATGCACCTTTATCTCTACTGTTCGCCATGCTCTGCAACCTTTATCGCATTAAATATTTCTGCTACCACCTGTGGCACTATACTATTCCCAAGTGCTTTCAACTTTTTGGCTCGGTCTTTTTCTCCTGTTGTAACTCTTGGGATATGCTTTGGTTCTCTGTCGAAATGTCTAAGTAACCCTCTGGATATCCCATCATCCAGGTAACCCATTTTGCGTTGAGTTGCCCTACAGGCTGATTTTTTTGATTTTTGTCCTTGTGTATTTGATATGCTATCTCTGTTTCTAAGTATCCTTTGTGTCTTAACTTCGCCATGTTTTCTGACAATCTCATTGTCATACCTATTGATGCCCTCGGTGTTGGCAACATCTTCTGTTGATAATTTATTACGTCTGGAAGATTTGCTCCGAAGTCCACTCCAGTTCCCTTTCTCGTCACTGTCCATCCCTGGCTGTTTGGTTTCACATATTTCTCGTTCATTGGAGTATGCCAATCCCTCGCTTTCGGTGTTGGAAACATAGTTGCCAATAATCCAAACTCTGTCTCTTCTGTGTGGAGCATTTTTGGCACAAGCTGGAATAACAACCGATTGTACGGAGTAACCTTCTTTTTCCAAATCAGTTTGCACTTGCTCGAATAAAACCCCTTCGTTGATGTTAATAAGACCGACAACATTTTCTCCAATGACCCACCTCGGTTTGCAATCTTGTATAATTCTAAGCATTTCATCCCAGAGCCAACGATCATCTTCTGTTGCCTTTTGAAGTCCTGCTTGTGATACTGCTTGACAGGGGAATCCTCCTGCAACAATATCAATTCTTCCAAGTCTAGCTGCATCTATTGTCCTCACATCATCATATATTGGCACATCTTTCCAATGTTTACGCAACACTTTTTGACAAAACTCATCCTGTTCACAAAAAGCAACTGTCTCATAACCACCAACAAGTTTCTCAGCAGCGTAACTAAATCCACCTATGCCACTAAACAGGTCAAGTAAACGCATAACCATATCATCTACCTACCATTCTCTCCTGTGCTTCTTTCATAAAGTCATTAGCCTTTACTTGACCATCAGTAGCTAACTCTATCTTGTTGAGTGTATCAGGTCTAGGAAACCTTTTACCTTGCAACAGAAGAGTAATAGCAGAACGATCTAAGTCGCACATCTTGGCAAACTTGTACTGCGATATATTATTTATTCTCAAGTAATCTTTTAGTTTCATATCTTCTTGTAACATGTAGTTGACAAAATGTAAATACTATATTACAACTATCTTGGAGGTGCAAAATGGAAATACCAGACTATTGTAAAAACTTTGGTTTGTTTCATCAATCAGCAAGTACAGCTAACTTGCCAATAGATCAAGCCATACTCAAACTATATCTTAGACAGGAACACAAACTTAACTATCCTGATGCAGCACGAATGATGCTAGGCAGACTAGTACAAACTGCATTAGATCATCAC